GTAACCAGAGTCCAGGCTTTTTTCTTCAACCCTTCGTTCCCTCCGAGGTGGTTGGTCCAGTTGTAACTGTTGTCTATCCATCGATCCTGGATGATCTGAATTTTCTTGTAAGCATCCCCGGAGAAAACTCTGCAAGAAGCAAAGAAAGGGTGCCAGATTGTGAAGAGATTTGGGAACCCAAATAAGTTGTCGAGAATACCAAATACCCCGTCTGTGCTCTCCTTCCTAAAGTTGGAGTTCCACTTCTCGAAATCCAGGGATATGTATGCGTTCCTCTCTCTTGCTTTCTGATCCACCAGGTCCAACTTCTTGTCCATCAGTTCAGTGCTGCTCATCTTCATGGTCACGTCCGGGAAGTAAGGCAAGACCTTATCAGCGAGGAGTTTCTCAGTCAAGACGCAGAGCATCCTCATTTCCAACGTGAGCAAAGAGAAGAACCTACCGTACGGTTTAAGCTCCTTTTCTTTTGCCTTCAGCTGTATGATCTTGTGCTCTTCAGGAAGATGATCGATACCTTCTTTTATCAGACTAAGCAAGCTCTCCAAGGTCAATGGTTTATCCATCTGTAGATATCGCACTAATATCTTCCTCGTATCTCCAGGCGAAGGTTTACCTCTCATAAGGGATGCAACTGTATCTGCGAGGTAATCACAAACTGATTTGTCCGTTAAGACCTGGGCTAAGTGCAAACTTTCTCCTAGCTCAAAGCATTTTTTGAGACTCACGTCATCGATCACATAGTCAAGATCGACATCAGGTGCGTCCTCAGGAGATATGCAAGTAGCAAAAGCTAGTTTCGCCACATGGTTCTTCCCGGAGTACTCTAGCGGTGGGTACTTGCCATGCTTCTTGTAAAAGTTCTTTATAAAGGTCCGCTTAAACTCTCTCTTGACACCTTCAGTTACTCTCTTTGGTATCCCAAGCGAGTGTTTCTTGCAAGCGAGGTCTCTCAATTTTTCCAACCCAGTCTTAACATCTATGGCTGGATAACCGAACTGCTTATAACAGCCGTAAAGATCGAACATCAGATCTTGCTCAAACCTCAACTTCCTCAAGTTATTGAACACGCTTAAATCTACGCCGAGCTCCTTGATGTCTTCCATAGTCGATTTATAGAAAGGATGGCAAGGTGATAAGGGAGAGAACGCATGATCAGTGCTCAAGCACAGACCTGTAAACAAGGCCTCAGTTGATCCAATCAACTTGTACGCTTCAACTGTGGGCAACTGGCTTCTTGCCTCGAGCATTTTAATGTAGAAGTCGGTTTGCTCAAGACTGTCATATGGAGA